ACGCATAACTTTCGATTAAGGGTATGAAAAAAGCATTATTGCTTTTTGGAATGATTTTGATGAGTTCTCCGCTTGCTGCGAGGGCAGATTTAACATCTAGATTCACATCCAGTGTTCAGCTACAAGTTAACGCTGCTGCAACACAGATGCAGAGAGTGGGAAACTCTTATGCTATCTCTGGTACTAACGTGGACACAACTGATGGTACGACAGCTAACACAGTGAGTGCTGGTACTATAGCATCAGGTGTCTATGGTCCTGGTACTATTAGTGCTTTACAAGACGACCCAGGTGAGGCGTTCAGCTTCTCTACGTCGTTCACTCAAGGAGACGCTCTTGTAACATCTGCACCTTCAGTAGGTGCTGTTAGTGCATTAAGTAACCAATTGTCTACTGGGGCTGGAACCGCAGGATCCCTGGCTGGAACTGTGACTTCGCAGGGTGCTCTGACCATAGTGGCTGGTGGAGCTGGCACTTCAGCTACGGGACAATTCGTATCTGAGCTTTCTATAGACTAGGAGCCATGAAAAGGCTTATAACTATATTACTGTTGACATTAGGTAGTGCTGGTGCTGCAAGAGCAGTTCCAGTGGTCCCCAACTTTCAGCAGGGCTCAATGACGAGCCATACCGAGACTGAATCTACGGTCACGGAGACTATAAATTCAATTGATTTTAGGACAGGATGGGAATACAGCGTTACTGGGGTAGGCGTAGACAACAATGGTGCGGCTTTGAATCCCCCAACATCGACATCAACCGTGACGTTAAATCCAAGCGTGGGAACGGGAGAAGGAGCAATAACAGGAAGTGTAACTTCTTCGTTCGATGCCTTAGACATGTCAGCAACAAACAATTTCACAATCCACGAACCTGGTGGAGCCTTTCAATTTACACAAAGTTATCAAGGACCAGGTATGACCAACCAGACCCTGATCCAAAGAGTAACCACTATAAAAAGTGTCACAGACACAACAAGCACGTTTACGCAATAGGTGGTATACTATTATCATTAGTAAGTCCAACAGCAGCATTAGCAGAAGGTGTAGGTGGAGTTAGTGCCACGGCAAATCCAATTGCAAACAGTTCTGGAAGTGTCACAAACCAAGCTATACAGGTTTTACAAGGTCCATACGTAACTAACACCTACGGTGGTGGTGTATCATGTCAGGGTACAACTCTTAACATGACACCGTATGTTCAGTTTGCAGATTCAAGGAAAGATCCTTGGGAAGATTTTTATAACGAACCACAATATAACTTAAGCGATAACTCAGGTAGAACAGTACAACAACAAGTCACTGTTAAGAACTACCCTTGGGAAGACTGGTATGATGATAGAACTTATACTGATGCTAGTGGTAATACAGTAAGATGGTTTCCTGACGGAGAAGATATAACAATTATTCAAGATGTCCCTGCTGGTGATGGAGTACCTGATGCAGTACAGGATGGCAATCTTGCACCTACATGGTATAAACCTGTACGTACAGACATGAGGGCGAATCAGAGTTTCAACCTAGGACTCTCTGCTACGCTTTCAATACCATTAAACAGAGGTATGCAACGTAAGTGTAAGGAGGCTGCAACAGCACAAGTAGCAATGCAAAATCAATTGGTTGCTAATAAGCGTTTAGACTTTGAAATCGCACGTCTAAAAAATTGTGGTGAACTCAAAAAGGCAGGTATATTTTTCCATCCAGCATCACCATATGCAACCATATGTGCTGACGTTGTGGTAACAAATCCAGGTGGTAAGATAACTCCTCACTCACACACATTACCTCAACCTAGTTTTGAGTCTTCTTCTGATTCTTCTCAGACTTCTTCTGAGCTTTCATCTTCTTCTGATGATTCTTCGCAAAAGGGATCGCAAGAAGACCCTTCTTCTCCCGATAAAGATTTGTCTTCAACTCAGACTGAGTTGGGCGATAAGGGCTTTTCCCTAGGATGGCGTTTACCTTGGTCATCACCTTCTTCACAAGAGGCTTCACAACCTTCATCAGAAGATCAGCCAGCGGCTTTGCTAGGAGGGCCGATGACGTTGCCACAGTCGCAATCACTGCCGTAGTAGTGACAACTTGAGGAGCAGGTAGATATGCTTCTACAATACCAATATCTTCATAGAGAGTAACACATATTTTTTGATTTAAATTATTAGGATCTTCTTGTAATTCAAAACCAGATACTTTTTCCTTCTTGTTTTGTGCTACGTCTCCTATTCTAGGAGCGGTTGGTCCAGGACAATCTGGATCTTTATATTCAGCATCTTGGGGTGGAGGTTCTGGTGTTTCAGGTGGTGCTAAATCACCAGTGTCTCCTGTATTAACACCACTTGGTTGTTCTTCTGGTTCACCATAGACTGTTTGCCAAGTTAATTCTCTAGCATCATAGTTTGCTGGTTCAAAGTATGGAGCACCAGCATCACATAATACTGTATTACCTTTAGGGTCATCATCGACCAACATCTTATTTCTTGATCTCTGCTTTACATTCTCCTTATGTACCTTTACACAACCAGGCATATTAACTACAGGAGTACCAGCAATGACAGTGACAGGAACTGCTTGTGGTAATGCTTGAGGTGGATTGACCATCCAGACACGAACATCTGCCACATTATTATTGGCTATGGGTCTAATTCTACCACTATAAACATCTATGTTATTAATACTATTACCCTGAATCAATGGTATTCCTGTACCATTGACCTGTATTTGAGGTATATTACTAGTATTGTCAGTAGTGATTACTGGTATATTATTAACTTCACTCATGATTTAATATCACTTAAGTATATCACGGTAGTTACCGTTTGGATTTGGACCTAACCCCTGTACAGGACCAGAGTTCTTAGGCCATGCTTCTAAAATTGCAGCACGAACTTCTTCACGAACTACTTGTTGTAGTTCAGTTAATTCTGCATTTTTTCTTTTTTGTGGACCGTCATTCATATTGTCGAGGACTTGTCCTCCACCTATGATTGTTCCCGTTCCAACGACTGCTGCTGCTGTAATTCCAGTGACAGTATCTCGTACATCCATTAGTCCCAAGTCCCACCTTGCTTTTCTAAAGTTTATTTATTAGTCAGAATGCCTAATATGATGTATAATAAATATATGTACAAGAAGTTATATTCGGAATACTTTTAATGGGAACCTTCCGTAAGTCACTTAAGGGTGGTGCAAACTCTCGGCAAATATCTGAGAACCTTAAGAAATTAAATAAAGATTTAAAGCGAACTGAATCAGTATTAACTGAAGATAAGGAGAAGGAACAGGGTTCCATTACCGAATCTGAAAAGTTTAGCTGGAGGGAGACCTATTTTCCTGAAGCTAATAAAAAGGAAGATATTAAAACGCAACTAGCTAATGAAGTAGAACAGTTACGTGAATCAGTAGCAGAGAAGAGAGAATTAAGAAGTTTACAGAGAGTAGATAAGCATTTAGCAGGAGTTAATGTAGAATTTTATAGACTCCGTGATGAGTTAGTAGAACAAATTAATACAGATTTCAATCTACGTGAGATTGAAGCAAAGTTAGATGAGGTTTTAAATGTCTATGGTAAACTTCATCAAAGAATAGATGAGGGTTTATTAAATGAACCACCAGAGTCTGCTCAAAATGGTGACCCATTAGCACCACTTGGACAGAAGTTTGTTACATTTGAACAACTTAGGAATCATTACAGTCTGTTCATTAATAGGATATCAAAACAGATGGCCACCCTAGGCGGTGGTGGTGAAGTTAACTTCCGTTATCTAGATGATATTGATTGGAATGGTGCTGATGATGATGGTAAGTTTTTAAAATATAATCATACTACAGAGAGATTTGAATTCGCTACCGTATCTGGTGGTGGAGGTGGTGGTGGAAGCATTGCTGGTATTGATACCACAGGTACATCAATCTTTAATAATATTACTGCTGCTGGAGTTGTAACTGCCACAGAATATTATGGTGATGGATCAAACCTAACTGGTATTGCAGGAACAACTATTGCAACCTATGCAAATGTAGCAGGGATTGCAACCTATGCAACCAATGCAGGGATGTCAACTAATGCAATTAGTGCAACTTCTGCTGGTACTGCTCAAGTAGCAACAACACTGACAACTTCTTCATCTGTTAATACTTCAGGAATTATAACTGCTGCTAATTTTGTAGGTGATGGTTCTGGATTAACAGGTGTTACTGCTTCAGGAACTGGTGTTATCATTCAAGAAGAGGGTAGCACTATTGGAACTGCATCAACAATTAATTTTGTTGGTACTTCTGTAACTGCAACCTTTAGTAGTGGAACAGCAACAATTAGTCTGACAGATAATGTTGGGACTGCTGGCACAGGAGCACTTGCTGGTATTGATACCACAGGTCAATCAGTCTTTACTAATATAAATGCCTCTGGTATTGTCACATCCTTAGGTGGATTTAGTGGTAACATTACTGGTACTGCTGGTACATTTACAACAGTCTCTGCTGCTGGAACTATCTCTGCAACTATGTTGTATGCAGATGTTACTGGTACTGCAAGTTTAGCGTCAGGTATATCTGGAACACCTAATATAAATGTTGCTGCAATTGGTGGTACAAGTGCAGTCTTTACTGGAGTTGTAACCGCTCAAAGTTTTGCTGGAGATGGATCTGGATTAACTGGATTAACATTTGGAGGCGGTAACGTCTTTAGTGGTATCACAACCTTTAATAATAATGCTGTATGGCCTGATAATAAGAGAGCAGTTTTCGGGACTGGATCAGATCTAGAAGTGTATCATGATGGTGCAGGATCATACGTCTCTGAGACTGGTGATGGAGATCTAACATTAAATTCTAACGGAACAAATATAAATCTTAAGTTTAACAATAGTGAGTTTGGTGCAAAGTTTGAGATAGATCAGGGTGTAAGTTTATATCATAATGGTCTTGAGAAGTTTGCAGTTCTAGGTGGTGGTGCTACTACTTACGGTGCTCATTATGCAGGTAGTTTTGTTGGTGGTGGTTCTGGTATAACAGGAATTAATACCTCACAACTTACTGGATGGGAGAATGTTGCTATTGGTATTGGAAGTAACACTAGTGTTGTAACCAGTGGTGTTATTACAGCGACAAGATTTAGTGGTGCATATAGTGGAGATGGTTCTACGTTAACTGGTATTGCTACACCAGGATATGTTGATGCTGCTGTTGCAGGTATCGTATCGTCGGCCCCAGGAACTTTAGATACACTTAATGAATTAGCTGCTGCTTTGGGAGATGATCCAAACTTCAGCACTTCAATGACCAATTTGATTGGTACAAAAGCATCTCTCGCTGGAGCAGCATTCACTGGAAATGTAACTTCCACAGGATATGTTAGTGTTGCATCTACTGCTGGTATTACTGGTAGATTATATGCTACTGAGAGAGTTTATATTGGAGCAAATTCTGCATTACAATTATCATATGCAACCACAGGTAATCCTGTTACAGATAGATCATGTTACATTGATGCAGGACATGCTTGGGGTGATACTGTATTAAGAGTTAGACATACCAATGGTGGTAGTGTAGTAATATCTAATGCAGGTAATCTTAAGTCTGCTGTATTCAATGGTCAAGGGGCCGCTGAATTGTACTACGGGGATGTTAAGAAATTTGAGACGAGTAATAATGGAGTCAATGTTATAGGCATCCTTAGTGCTACTGGAGAAGTAACGTCAGATACATTAGATGTTACTGGTAATATCTCTGGTGGTAGTTCTATAACTGCAAGTAATAATTTCTATGGTAATCTTGTAGGTAACGTAACTGGTGATCTAACTGGTGGACTGATTGGTACAGGTAATCTTAATGCTACAGACATCAATGCTCTTGGAATTGTTACTGCTGCACAAGCACAGATAAGGAACTTAAGAATAGGAACCTTTGGAACAAATAATATTTACGGTGTATCTGGTAATCTATATCTTGATTCTGATAATGCATTAGTTGATATAGTTAACAACCTTAAGGTTAGTGGAGTAACAACATTCCATAAGGATGCAGTCTTTAACCATGATGTAGTTGGATTATCAAGTGCAAACTTTACTGGAATAGTTACTGCACAGAAGTTTGTTGGAGATGGTTCAAGTCTAACTGGTGTTGCTGCAACTCTTGCTCTTAATGATCTAACAAATGTTAATGCAGGATCACCAACTGATGGTCATGTTCTTAAGTGGGATAATTCCTCAGGTAAATGGGTTGCTGCTGCTGACTTAACTGCTTCTGGTGGTTCAGGTATTGCTTTAACATCATTGTCTGCATCTAATGCAGCACCTGCTGGTATTGCAACCTTTAATTATAATAATACAACTGGTACATTTACATATACTCCAGTCGATCTCAGTAGTTATCTGACCAACTCAATTAGTCAGAACGTATCAATGAGTAATGGATATACATTTACTCATGACTCATCTGCTGTTGCTAGATTTGGTAATGTAGGTGCAAATAATTATGGTGATATATTCTGGGGTACTCATGAGTCTACTGCTGGATTACATGTCATTAATAAAGATACTGATGGTGGTTTATATCTTACTAACACTGGTACTGGTGGAGTATTCATCAGATATAACGGTGAGTTAGGTGCATCCTTTATTCCTAATGGTGCAGCAAATCTATTCTATAATAATGTACTTCGTTTATCTACTACAGACGAAGGAATATCAATAGCAGGAGATACTATATCAACTGGTGCTGCTAACTTTGCTGGAATTGTTACATCTGTTGCTGGATTTAAAGGAGACCTTACAGGAACAGCAAGTTATGCTACAAATTGTGGAGTAGCAAGTACATCAAATTATGCAACCAATGCATTAACAGCAAACACTTCTGGAAGTGCAGGTGGTTTAACAGGTACACCTTCGGTTGCTGTTAACCAAGTTGATACAACTGGAGATGTTTACGTTGGTACTGGACGTTCAATGCATGTTGGTGGTGTTCTTGGTGTTAAGGATAACATTCAGGTCACTGGTATTTCTCCGATAATAAAATTAGAAGATGATCAATACTTTAAGAAGACTGCTACCCTCCATATGGATGGTAATACAACTGATGGTTTAACTATTGGTCTTAGGTTAGATAACAACGCAGGTAACTTTAAGATTGCCTCGGAAGCAGGTGGTAATATAGGTACTAGCTTCTTTAATATTACTGGTGGTAATCCATCTAATGCTGACTACGGTAACGTTGGTATCAACAGTGCAATTCCTAAGTATTATCTTGATGTTCATGGTGATGCTAGGTTTACAGATACCATTACTGGTAATCTATCAGGTAATGCAACAGGATTGAGTGGTACACCTGATGTTATTCTTGGTGTTGCTACAGCAACTAAGTTTGTTGGAGATGGTTCACTACTAACTGGTGTTACTGCTGCTGGATCTGGTGTTGTTCTTCAAGAAGAAGGATCTGCTCTAGGTATTGCTGCAACAATTAACTTTGTTGGAACTGGTATGACTGCTGTTGTTAATAACGGCATTGCTACCATTGAGACTACTCAAGACTGGGCAAACAAAGCAGGAATGGCAAATGATGTTGCCGATAATGCTAAGTTATATCTTGGTGATAGTACTGCTAGTAACCTATACGTAGACGGTAAGATTGGTATAGGAACTACATGGTCTAACACATACTCAATCAATGCTACTGGTAAAGCAAGATTCTATGGTGGACATATCTGGATGCCTTGGAATTCCAGTGGAAGTCTGGTCATGGAGAATGCCCATGATGCATACGCTGCTTTGTATACAAGTGGTAAGACACATCTTGCAATACAGAATCCAGGATCTACATTAAGTATAGGTAAGACAACACAAGATGGTAATGCTGCGGTATCTATTAACGGTGCAGTATCTATTGCTGGTTCTGTAACTGGTGCTAATAAATTCTATGGTGATGGTTCGGGATTAACTGGAGTTGTTGCTACTGGAACTGGTGTTATTGTTAAGGATGAAGGAGTTATCACTGGTACTGCTACCACACTTAACTTTGTTGGTGCTGGTATTACTGCAACCTTTAGTAGCGGAACAGCAACTATTAGTGTAAGTAATGCATCTCAAGGTTTATGGGAAACAGATGCTGCTGGTATTCATACCACAACTAAGGCAGGTATTAGTACAGATAAAGCAAATACACAGTTACAAGTTGGTGCTGTATATGGTGTTGAGTCTGGAATTGGAACCTTCGCTGGTGTTGCTGGAACTCCTGCAACTATAGACTCATTCAGTACAGGATCACTTGACTTTAAGACTGCTGAGTATACATTACATCTTGGTATTGGTACTTACATACAGTCACAAAAAGTCCTACTTATGCAAGATGGAACAAACTGTTACTCTAATGAGTATGCACTTATGAGTTCCCCATCAGCATTAGTATCTGTTGGTTCAACAATATCAGGTGGAACTGTATCACTCCAAGCAACTCCTGTATCAGGAATCAATGGGGTTATAACCTATAGGTTTGTAAGAGGAACATTACTCTAGTATTATGTCTAAGAAGCGTTATGCCGTTGGATGTACTGCTCCAGAAGATTGGACGTTCATCCATGAAGAACTCAGTAAGGATGGTTCTTTAGAAGATAACATACCATCTGAATCAATTACAGTAGATGATTTAAAGGAACATAGTGGAACCAGAGCAGTTTATATGCTCACTGATGATGAGGCAGCAGACTTAAGGAAGCATCCTAAAGTTCTTTATGCTGATGAAGCAAAGGAAGATTTTTCTCCACCTGCTGATGAGTTGATGGCAGAGCAGACTTTTAGATATGCTCAGACATCTAAGCACCATAGAGATTATTATGAGTTGCCTACTACAGTAACTGATGATGATTTAAGACGTGCTGGTTATCAAGTTTATAGACATTCTCAACAAGACGATCCTTGGCCTCATAACTCAGCAGGTGATAATACAGTTTTAAATAATAGAGTTTTACATGAAGGTGATGGAAAACATGTTGATCTTATTGTATGTGATGAGGGATGTTGGTTTGGTCATGTAGAATTTCAAACTGATGCTACTGGTGGTGGACCAGATAACTATCAAGATGGTAATGTATTAACAAGAAGTGGTGTATCAACTACTAGTGGTACATGTGATTTGTGTGACTTGATTTTAGAAGCACCATACTATATTGATCCAGACTTTTTTAATGCATCTCCAGGTACTAGATTAGAGACTAGATGGGATGGAACTACTGTTCCTGTTGAGTCGGTAGCAAGGAACTGGTGGAGATTTAGTAGTGCATCATATCGTTCAGTTGGATTCACTACATTTGGAACTGCAAATGTAAGTACAAGTTATAGTAGAGCATATTGTAATGGAGATAATGATCAACTAGCACAGAATGGAAGTTATCATGGTACTCAGTGTATGGGTGCTAGTTGTGGTAAGACACAGGGATGGGCATTCAATGCTAACAAATGGAATCTAAATTTATATGGTTCTTATGGATCTGGTATTGAGGCAGGGTTTGATGCTCAGAAGTTGTTCCATCAAATGAAACCAACTAATCCTAAGTATGGTACTCAAGATCCAACAGTATCAAGTAACAGTTGGGGATATCGTGCAGTACCAGAGGATGAGGCATATTATTATTATCGTGGAGATACTAATGGTGTATCTTATACTATTGGTGGTAACCGTAGTCCCTATAATGGAAGTAATACTAAACCTGGATTTATGAAGTGGGTTGGTTATTATGGTGATTCTTATAGAATGAAGGGGCAATTATTCCCAGGTAGCATGACACAAGCTGCTGATGAATTAATTGAGTCTGGTGTTATATTTGTTGGTGCTGCTGGTAATAGTAATCAAAAGCAAGTTAGTTGGGATCATCCTGACTTTGATAACTATTGGAATACTGGTGCAGGTGTTACTGTTGGTTCTGGATACTTTACTGAATTTGGATTACAGAAATATCCTTATACTAATAGAAGAGGGTTCCCACAGCATGCAGGAATGAGTAGATCTGGAGTAGGTGGAAGTGAATATACATATCCAGTAATTAATATCGGTGCTCTTGATGATCAGTATGGAACATATGATGGAAGTTATAAGGAACGTAAGGTATCTTATAGTGATATGGGTAGTGAGATTGATTGCTTTGCTTCTGCTGATGGTATCGTCACAGCAGGTAATCAGAATTCAGGTGCAATAAGACGAGATACTTTTAGTGGGAGTAGTAGTTATAGTAGTTGGTATGATATTAGATTTAGTGGAACCAGTGCTGCATGTCCTGTAGCAGCAGGTATCATTGCTACCAAGATGCAGTACAATAGAGATTGGACTTGGCAGGATGTTAGGAAATGGTTGAGGGGTCAGGATCAACCTGTTGGTATTGCTACAGTTGGATTAGTAGATTCATCTGAGTTTTATCATGGAGTTGATTCTGGTACTGCTAATGCTGCTAGTTGGTCCACAGTAAATAGTTTGGAGGGTGCATTCCCTGCTATTATTTGGGATGCTCCTACTGGTGGCGAGGATCAGACCTTTGAAACACCTGGATTTAAAACCATTAGTGGTGAAGGGATGAAGTTCAAGGGTGGTGGATTAAAAATAGTTTACCGTTCATAAATACATAAAAACAAATACCAATGGCAGAAAGAAGTTTTGGCGTAAGAGAGATTGCGATTGTAGGATCGGGTGGAACCCCTACAATTGAAAGTCCTGGTGCAATCAATTTAGATTCTCATTCTGTTGCTATTAGTACTGATGCAAGTATAGGTAGGAACCTAACAGTTATTGGTATAACAACAGTCGGAGTTGTTACTGGTGGTACATACTACGGTAATGGTGCAGGACTAACTGGTATTAGTGGATTGTCTTCTGTATTCTTAGACACCACACCGAGACTTGGTGGTGACTTAGATATTAATAGTAAGTATATAACTGGATCAGGTGGAGCAAATATTACTGGTGTTATTACAGCAACTACATTTAAAGGTGCGGTCACTGGTGATGTAACTGGTAACTCAGACACTGCAACGTCAGCAACGACAGCAGGATACGCAACCACTTCAGGAATATCAACAACCTCTGAAGGTTTAACTGGCACACCAGATGTTACACTTCAAGATGTGATTGGTCGTTCTATTAATGCTACTGGAATTATAACTGCTGCTAATCTTAGGAGTACCACTACTGCAGTGCTTAATGGACTTACCTATCCTACAAGTGACGGGAGTATAAATCAGGTTCTTGTCACGAATGGGTCGGCGACGCTTAGTTTTTCTGATACTCCAAGACCAGACCATAATGTAGCATTTGTTGTAAGTAATAACGGATCATCTGCATATAGAATATCAGGTGGTGGATCTAATCCTTCAACTGATAATGTAACTATTAATTTATTCAGAGGATTTACATATAGATTCCAGAACCAAGCAGGTTCCTCTCATCCATTTGAGATTAGAGAAACTAGTGGAGGTGCTGTTGTTACTGCTGGTATTGCTGGTACTATAACGGGTTACTTATTCTATACTCCACAACAATCACTGTCTGCTGGAACTGCTTATGTGTACCAATGCACACTTCATTCAGGTATGGTAGGCGTTATTAATATTTTATAAGTCTAAATAGAATAGTTTTGTCAACAATTAAAAATGACTAGTCTCATTGATCCAAAGAAATATACAGAGACTGTGGGGCGTTTACGCTCCTTTTTTTTGGAGAAAAATTTTTACGAAGTTCATACTCAGAACCGTTTAAGTATTCTAGCTGCCTGTGAAGATCCAGAGACAGTAGCAACATACAATTACGGTGATAATATTTGGCCACTACCACAGACAGGTCAGATGTGGTTAGAATATGAATTGTTATCCAATCCTTCCGCAGAAGGATTTTTTTGTGTCTCAACCTCATACAGGGCAGAACCAAATCCTGTCCCAGGAAGACATGAAACTATCTTCCCCATGTTTGAGTTTGAGATGAAGGGAGGTGTTGAAGCACTTAAACAAATGGAAATTGAATTATGTGAGTACTTAGGAATACCATTGGATTCCTCTGCTATACAAACATATGATAAATGGTCTAAAGATTATGATACTAAGGAACTAGATCATGATCATGAAACAGCAATTGCTCGTGGTATGATTACTGACTTCCCTGAATGGACATCACCCTTCTGGAACATGGCAAGGAATGACGACGGCACAAGTAAAAAGATTGATGTTATCCTTGGTGGTATGGAGACTATCGGTAGTGCTGAACGCAGTACTGACAAGGATCAGATGAGGAATACATTCTATACCATCTCTGATGGACAGTATGCTCAACTCATCATTGATTTGTTTGGTAGAAGTAGGGTAGAGAAAGAACTCGAAGAGTTCCTCTCCTTTGATTTCTTCCCCCGTAGTGGAGGTGGGATAGGAGTTCAACGTCTAATAAGTGCTCTCTCATAGAGCACTCCATTGTGAGGTGACGAAACTGGTAAACGTGGTAGCCTGTTTAGCTACTGTTCCTGGCGGGACTTGAAGGTTCGACTCCTTCCCTCACAGTTTTAAAAATGTATTTATTATACTTGACAAACTCTTAACAAAAGTATATAATAAATAACCTTGGTGAGCGTATGCTCATCATATATTCCCCCTAACCGAGATCATGGGGTCACAATATCTCTCATCCTACCTTCAGATATAAAGGGTACTGAAGGAACCTAAGTTCTGTTGATTCCCTATCAACCCTACTTAAAGTTGGACTAATGACAACTCTACAAAAAAGAGAACAGAGTCTCCTATCTGGATGGCCTCAGTTCTGCGACTGGGTTACAAGCACAGAGAACCGCATTTATGTCGGTTGGTTTGGTGTCTTGATGATCCCATGTCTTTTAGCAGCAACAACATGCTTTATCATAGCATTCATCGCTGCACCTCCTGTCGATATCGACGGAATTCGTGAACCTGTTGCAGGTTCATTCATGTATGGAAACAACATCATCTCTGGTGCTGTAGTTCCATCCTCTAACGCTATTGGATTACACTTCTATCCCATCTGGGAAGCTGCTACTCTAGATGAGTGGTTGTATAACGGTGGTCCTTATCAGTTAGTAATCTTCCACTTCCTTATTGGAATCTCTGCTTATATGGGCAGACAGTGGGAATTATCATACCGTTTAGGTATGCGTCCTTGGATCTGTGTTGCATATTCTGCACCAGTATCTGCTGCATTCGCAGTATTTCTTGTATATCCATTTGGTCAGGGTTCATTCTCTGATGGAATGCCACTAGGTATTTCTGGTACGTTTAACTTCATGTTCGTATTCCAAGCAGAGCATAACATTCTCATGCACCCCTTCCATATGGCAGGTGTAGCAGGTATGTTCGGTGGAGCACTCTTCAGTGCTATGCATGGTTCACTCGTTACATCTTCTCTAATCAGAGAGACTACCGAGAATGAGTCACAAAACTATGGTTACAAGTTCGGACAAGAAGAAGAGACATACAACATCGTTGCTGCTCATGGATACTTCGGTAGATTAATCTTCCAGTATGCATCATTCAACAACTCTCGTTCATTGCACTTCTTCCTTGCCACATTCCCTGTGGTCTGTATATGGTTAACCTCAATGGGTATTTGCACAATGGCATTTAACCTTAATGGATTTAACTTCAACCAGTCTGTCGTAGACGCATCTGGTAAGGTTGTTCCTACATGGGGTGACGTTCTAAACAGAGCAAACCTTGGAATGGAAGTTATGCACGAGCGTAATGCTCACAACTTCCCACTTGACTTAGCATCTGCTGAGACATCTGAAGTTGCATTACTTGCTCCTAGCATAGGTTGATATAACATTTAAAATATGTTAAGATGAGGGGAGCAATCCCCTCATTTTTTTATGTCTGGAGATACTGGTAATACAGAACAACCTAAGATTTTTTATACAGAAGTACCTCAGACTGAGGCACATGATACTTTATTACTTGAAGGTAAGGTCAAGTCTGTTTATCAAAAAGCAGATGAACCTGAGATAGTATATCTACACTTCCATGATAAAGTAACTGCTGGTAATGGTAGAAGAATAGATTTTCCTGAAGGTAAAGGTAAGACTTGTTCCCTTATATCAGCACTTCTTTTTGAACACTTGGAACATAAGAGAGGAATAAGAACGCATTATATTGACTGTCCATCTTTGGATACATTACGTTGTAATAAATTGACTATTATACCTGTAGAAGTTATAGTTAGAAATATTGCTGCTGGTAGTATAGTTAAGAACACCACCATCACTGAAGGGATTAAACTCTCACCACCCATAGTAGAATATTTCTTAAAGGATGATGAGAAAGATGATCCGTTACTTACAGATGATCGTGTTAGATTGATGGGTATTGATCCAGAACCTCTGAAGGAGGCAGCAATTAAAGTAAATACGCATCTTCAAATGTTATTCTCACTTATGGATATTGATCTTGTAGATTTTAAATTGGAGTTTGGTTATGATGTTAACGAAAATTTATGCTTGGGTGATGAACTATCACCTGACAATATGCGACTCTGGAAGAAGGGAACCAAACAGAAATTTGATAAAGATCTCTTTAGAAAAGATGAGGGGGATATTGTTGAAGCCTATAAATATATTTTAACTCAACTGAGGCAGTTTGTTTAATGGAAGACAACGTATTTTGGGGTGAACCCACTCCTACAGACCTCTGGGATGACATGGACAGACTTAATTGTTTGTATGAAGAACTTGAATGGGATCATACAGATTACCTTGAGTTTACAATTGAAGACAATCATATTACTATTAGAAATCGCTCACGAGAAGGTCGTTGATACTTGACATTGTATACTAAATAACCTCATGTTGTATTAATTAAATGTCTACTATTACTCTGAAGACTCCAGACGGTGCTACCGAAACATTTGAATGTGACTCTGAGACTTTTATCTTAGAAGCATTAGAAGAAGCAGGTCTAGATCATCCATCTTCATGTAGAGCAGGTGCATGTTCATCATGTGCTATGAAGATTGAGGAAGGAACAGTCAATCAAGAAGAGCAATCATTTTTAGATGATGATCAGTTGGAAGAGGGGTATGTCCTCACTTGCGTTGCATGTCCAACATCTGATAAAGTAACATTACTTTCTGAACAGGAAGAAAATCTCTATTAAACATACACCGAAGGTGCTAATTGCGTAAGATACTAACAGCATTGATGACTGCATCATTGCTGCTACCCACAACAACACTCGCTTCATCTATCAGACCTGGATCTGTTACTCACAAAACACTTAATCAAAGATCAAGACAACCAAATTGTCTTGTGGAAGAGAAGTGGATACCATGTGAGGTAACAATAGACGAGACAGGAGTTAAAGGACCAGAAGGACACATCACCAATGTAGTTCAATGGAAAACAGAAGAGAAAGATTTTAATTATGGT